ACAGGGCTTAGACACAACTATTGATTGGAAAAACACAGGTGACAATAGCTATGACGGTGAAAAACTAGCATTGTTAGTACATGATGAAAGTGGTAAATGGGAAAGACCCGATAATATATTAAACAACTGGAGAGTTACAAAAACATGTTTACGATTAGGTAGTAAAATTATTGGTAAATGTATGATGGGCTCAACTTCAAATGCTTTAGATAAAGGTGGAGAAAATTTTAAAAAGTTATACAATGCAAGCGATGTTACCAAGCGAAATAGAAACGGTCAGACAAAGTCTGGTTTATACTCTTTGTTTATCCCAATGGAATGGAACTACGAAGGATTTATTGATGAGCACGGAGTTCCAGTCTTTACTACTCCTGACGTCGACAGACTTGCACCAGACGGTGAATTAATAGATGTAGGTGTAATAGATAATTGGCAAAATGAAGTTGATGGTTTAAAAGGAGATCATGATGCTTTAAATGAATTTTACCGCCAGTTTCCAAGAACAACAGAACACGCTTTTAGAGATGAATCAAAAAACTCTATATTTAACTTAGTTAAAATCTATGAACAAATAGATTATAACGAGGAAATGACAAGAACACTTGGTGTTACAAAAGGAAACTTTCAATGGGTTAACGGTATAAAAGATTCACAAGTTATATTTTACCCAGATCAAAAAGGTAGATTTAAAATTAGTTGGGTGCCGCCCCAACATTTACAAAATAAAGTAATATTAAAAAACGGTGTTAAATATCCTGGTAACGAGCATGTAGGAGCTTTTGGATGTGACTCTTATGATATATCAGGAACTGTTGATGGTAAAGGATCCAAAGGTGCTTTACACGGTTTAACTAAATTTAGCATGGAAGACGCACCCGCAAATAGTTTCTTTTTAGAATATTTATCTAGACCGCCTACGGCTGAAATATTTTTTGAAGACATGTTAATGGCACTGGTATTTTATGGTATGCCAATACTTGCGGAAAATAATAAACCTAGATTATTGTATTATTTAAGAAGAAGAGGATATAGAGGTTTTAGTATGAATAGACCAGACAAAGCGTGGAACAAATTGTCTGTGGCAGAAAAAGAAGTTGGTGGTATACCAAACTCTAGTGAAGATATAAAACAAGCTCACGCAGCAGCTATTGAAATGTATATTCAAAGCTATGTGGGTTTACAGCAAGATGGTAGTTTTGGTGATTTGTATTTTAATGAATTATTAAATGACTGGAGTAGGTTTGATATAAACAAGAGAACCGCTTATGATGCAACGATAAGTTCTGGACTAGCTATTATGGCGTGCAACAGGCATTTGTATACTCCAAACGCAGCAATAGAAAGACAACCAGTAAATATTAACTTTGCTAAATATAATCAAGGTGGTAATATGAGTAAAATAATTAAAAATTAAAGATGGCTGAATCAATTATAAATAGACATTTTCCGAGCCAAGTTGTTAGTGATCTAGAAAAAATGAGTTTTGATTATGGAATGAAAGTTGCAAAAGCAATTCAGCACGAGTGGTTTACAAAAGCACACAGTGATAGTAGTAGACATAATTATAATGTTTCTAAGTTTCATCAACTAAGATTGTACGCTAGAGGCGAGCAATCTATACAAAAATATAAGGATGAGTTGTCAATTAATGGTGATTTGTCCTATTTAAATTTAGACTGGACACCAGTTCCAATTATATCTAAGTTTGTTGATATAGTTGTTAATGGTATTGCTGAAAGGCTTTACGATATAAAAGCTTATTCGCAAGATCCTTTTGGAGTTGTTAAAAGAACTAAGTATATGGAAAATATACAAAAAGACATGCAACTTAAAGAGTTTGAAAAATTTGCTCAAGAAAACTTTGGTTTACGTACTAGAGAAAGTGATATAGAAGAACTTCCAAGCACAGAAGAAGAGTTATCACTGCACATGCAGTTAGGTTATAAGCAAGCTATTGAGTTAGCAGAAGAACAAGCTATTAATATGTTGTTTAGAGGTAATCAATATACTAATACAAAAAGAAGGTTTTATCATGATTTAACAGTGTTAGGTATAGGTGCTGTAAAAACATCTTTTAATACCTCTGAAGGTGTTGTTATAGATTATGTAGATCCATCAAACCTTGTTTATTCTTACACGGACTCACCTACGTTTGATGATATATACTACGTTGGAGAAGTTAAGTCTATACCAATAAACGAACTTGTAAAACAATTTCCTTATCTTTCACATGAAGATTTAGAAGAAATATCTAATAGTAGTTCTGGTACTCATGCTAATTATTATGGTAACAACGCAAGAAACGCTGATTCAGATAATAACAAAGTAGATATTTTATATTTTAATTATAAGACCTATATGAATGAGGTTTATAAATTAAAACAAACAGGTACTGGATCTGAAAAACCAATAAAAAAAGATGATTCGTTTAATCCACCAGAAAACGATAAATATGAAAAAGTAGCTAGATCTTTAGAGTGTTTATACGAGGGTGCTTATATATTAGGCGCAGATAAACTTATTAAATGGGAAAGATCTAAAAACATGATGAGATCAAAAAGTGATTATACTAAAGTTAAAATGAACTATAGTATAGCTGCTCCAAGAATGTACGAAGGTAGAATTGATTCGCTAGTAGGTCGTATAACAGGTTTTGCTGATATGATTCAATTAACACATTTAAAAATACAACAAGTAATGTCTAGAATGACTCCAGATGGAGTGTTCTTAGATATAGATGGCTTGGCTGAAGTTGATCTTGGTAACGGAACAAACTATAATCCACAAGAAGCTTTAAATATGTTCTTTCAAACAGGTAGTATTGTTGGTAGATCTATGACGCAAGACGGAGATCCAAATATGGGTAAAATACCTATTCAAGAGCTAAATAATGGTGCTGGTGCTGCTGGTAAAATGCAAGGATTAATACAGACATACAATTATTACTTACAAATGATAAGAGATGTAACTGGATTAAACGAAGCTACAGATGGGTCTACACCAGCTGAAAGATCTTTAGTTGGTGTTCAAAAAATGGCAGCAGCAAATTCAAATACAGCAACTAGACATATATTAAATGCAGGATTATTTATAACAGCAGACGTTGCAGAGCAATTGTCACTTAGAATATCTGATATTATAGAATATTCTCCAACTAAAAACGCTTTTATAGAATCTATAGGTGCACACAATGTGGCTACATTAAAAGAGATGTCCGAGCTTCATTTGTATGACTTTGGTATTTTTTTAGAGCTAGAACCCGATGAAGAAGAGAAACAATTACTAGAAAATAATATATCAGCAGCTTTACAACAGCAGAGTATAGAGTTAGAAGATGCTATTGATTTAAGATCTATTAAAAATGTAAAATTGGCTAATCAATTACTAAAATTAAGAAGAAAAAAGAAAGAAGAAAAAGATCAGCAAAACCAAAAAGAACAAACTAGAGAACAAGGTAAGGCTCAAGAAGGTGTAGCAGCAGCTCAAGCTAAAGCTGAGGCAGACAAACAGTCATCTATAGTAAAAACACAAGTTAGAATAGAAGAAATAAAAACAGCTGGAAAAGCACAAATACTAACTCAAGAATCTGCTATTAAAGAAAAGCTAATGAAGCTAGAGTTTCAATATGCAATGCAGTTAAAACAATTAGAAGCTAGAACAAAAACAGAAACTCAATTATTGGCTGAAAACCGTAAAGATGACAGAACAAAAATGCAAGCAACACAACAATCAGCAATTGTTGATCAAAAAGAAAACCAAAAACCTGCTCAAAATTTTGAATCTCAGAACTTAGGAGATTTTAATTTAGGCATGTAAATTTATTAACTATTATTATATTATATTATGGCAAAAACTGAAAAAGAAGAGCCAATCGTGGATAACGAAACTGGTTCATTAAAAGTAAAAGAAAAAGTAGAAAAACAACCTGAAGGCAACGAAACAAAAGGAAACGTTACTAAAGTTAAAGCAAAAATGAAAAAGCCAGCAGAAGTTATAGAAGAAACTGTAACTAAAGTTGATTTAAACGCTCCTTTAGAAAAAGAAGAAAATAAAACTGAAACTGAAGAGCCTGTTGCGGAAGAAGAAACACAGTCAGAAGATAAAGCAGAAGAAACTCCAGCATTAGAAGAAGTAACCGAAGAAGATAAAAAAGAAGAAGTAGCAGTAGTAGCAGAAGAAGCTATTAAAGAATCAATAGAAACAGGTGAACCTCTTCCAGAAAATATTCAAAAGTTAGTTGACTTTATGAAAGAAACTGGTGGTGACTTAGATGATTATGTAAAACTTAATCAAGATTATTCTAAGTTAGATAATGAAGAGTTACTTTCTGAGTATTACAAAAATACAAAACCTCATTTAAATTCAGAAGAGATTAATTTTATTATGGAAGATCAATTTTCTTTTGACGAAGAGGTAGATGATGAAAAAGAAATAAGAAGAAAAAAATTAGCGTTAAAAGAGCAAGTTGCCAACGCTAAAACTCATTTGGAAGAGACCAAATCCAAATATTATTCAGAAATTAAAAGTGGATCAAAACTCACTACTGAGCAACAAGAAGCTATTAATTTCTATAATAAATCACAAGAAGAAGTAGAACAACATGAACAAGCTAAATCTAATTTTTTAAATAGAACTAATAAGTTCTTTGGAGATAAATTCAAAGGTTTTGAATACAACGTCGGAGATAAAAATTATAGATTTAACGTTAATGATGTAAATAAAGTTAAAGATACTCAAAGTGACATTAACAATTTTATCGGAAAGTTTCTTGATAAAAACGGTCAAATGGCAAACGAAGCGGGTTATCATAAAAGTTTGTTTACAGCTATGAATTCTGATGCTATAGCTAAGCATTTTTACGAACAAGGAAGAGCTGACGCTATGAAAGATAGTGTTGCAGAATCTAAAAACGTAAACATGGATCCAAGACAAGAGTTGACTTCAAACCCAAATCAAAGCGGGATAAAAGTTAAAGTATTAGGTGAAGATTCTAGTGATTTCAAATTTAAAATCAAAAATAACAAATTTAAAAATTAAAAATTATGGCAATTACTGCAGGAAGTAATTTGAATAGTGTTCCAGCTTCACAGAAGCAAACATTAGCTACAAATTACCTAGATCTTGCGTCAACAGCTAATCAAGGTTGGGCGCAACAATATTTACCAGATCTAATGGAGAAAGAAGCTGAGGTATTTGGTCCTAGGACTATATCTGGTTTTCTTTCACAAGTTGGAGCTGAAGAGGCTATGCAAGCTGATCAAGTTGTATGGTCTGAACAATCAAGACTACATTTATCGTATACTGCTACTGTAGACGCAGATGGTGATACAAATGGTACGATAGCAATTACTGCTGATATCGATGGTGATACAACGGTAGGTAGTACAACAAGTAGAACTCACGGTATTAGAGTTAACGACATGTTATTAATAGCACAAGCTGGTGTTGTAGTTAAAGCATTAGCTGTAGAAACTCCAAATTCAAACGTTGTTTCAGTTGAACCTTATGGTACAGCTGCTTTGTCAACTTTATCTGATGGTGCTTCTACTGTGTTAGTTATTGGTTCTGAGTACGGTAAAGGAGCGTCTTACGCTGATATTACTGGTACATACAAAACTGATTCAAGAGGTGCTAACGAACCTACGTTCAAATCATTCCATAATAAGCCAATTATTATGAAAGATTACTATGAGGTATCAGGTTCTGATGTTTCTAGAATTGGTTGGGTTGAAGTAGCTTCTGAAGGTGGTGCTTCTGGATACATGTGGTATCTAAAAGCTGAAGCTGATACAAGAGCACGTTTCAATGACTACTTAGAGATGACTATGTTAGAAGCTGAAAAAACTGCTGCTGCATCTATCATTGGTTTTGGTGCTGATAGTCAAGTTAGAGGTGCTGCTGATGCTGGTGCTAATGGCGCTGGTACTGAAGGTTTATTTGCTGCTATCGAAGATAGAGGTAATGTAACTTCAGGTGTTACTGGTGTTAACGCTGCTACTGATTTAGCTGAGTTTGATGCTATATTAGCTGAGTTTGATAAGCAAGGCGCTATTGAAGAAAACATGATGTTTGTAAACAGATCTACTAGTTTAGCAATGGATGACATGTTAGCTTCAATGAATTCTTACGGTGCTGGTGGTACATCTTATGGTGTATTTAACAACTCTGAAGATATGGCTCTTAATTTAGGTTTCTCTGGATTCCGTAGAGGTTCTTATGATTTCTACAAATCAGATATGAGATACTTAAATGACAAAGCTACAAGAGGTGGTATTAATGACAGAGCAGGTAGCGCAGCTATCCGTGGGGTTATGGTACCAGCTGGTACATCTACAGTTTATGATCAGTCTTTAGGTAAAAATCTTAAACGACCATTCTTACATGTTCGTTATAGAGCTTCTCAAACTGATGACAGACGAATGAAAACATGGGTTACTGGTTCGGTTGGTGCTGCTACGTCAGCGCTTGATGCGATGCAAATCCACATGCTTTCTGAAAGATGTTTAGTTACTCAAGGTGCTAACAACTTTATGTTAATGAAGTAAGCATTTATTATATTAAGGATCGAGGCTTCGGCCTCGACCCTTTCTTTTTATTAATTTTATTATATATTATATTATGGCAAAAAAACAAACAAAAGTCTCAACGCAGGCAGACCCTGGGGATGAGCATGTAGAAAAAGTGGTAGTTGAAACTCCACCGGTTGTAGAACAACCAAAAGTAAGAGAAAGAATAAAACCGAAAAATGAATGGGAAATAAAAGATAGATTATACATATTAAAAGGTAATAAAAAACCTTTATCAAGAATGATCAAGTCTGCAAGCATTTATTATTTTGACAAAGAACTAGGTTATGAAAGAGAACTTAAATACTGTCAAAATCAAAAAACTCCATTTGTTGACGAGATGAATGGTGATCAAAGATTAGAACATATTATATTTAGATCTGGTAATTTATTTGTAGAAAAAGAAAAAACAACCTTACAAAAATTACTAAGTTTATATCACCCGCATAGAGATCAAATATACGAAGAATATAAACCAGCAGCTATAGCAGAAGAAGAAATAGATGTGTTAGAAATGCAAGTAGACGCGTTGACAGCTGCTAGAAGTATTGATATTGACATGGCGGAAGCTATCATGCGAGTAGAAAAAGGCTCTGAGGTATCTAAGTTAAGTTCTAAAGAACTTAGAAGAGATTTGTTAGTGTTTGCTCGTAATAATCCTAAGTTGTTCTTAGAGTTAGCGGATGATGAAAATGTAATGTTAAGAAACTTTGGTATTAGAGCTGTTGAAGCTGGAATATTAAGATTGTCTTCTGATCAAAGAAACTTTTTATGGGGTAGCAATGGCAGGAAGTTAATGGTTATACCATTTGACGAGCATCCATACACCGCTTTAGCGCATTGGTTTAAAACCGATGAAGGTATGGAAATTTATTCTAATGTAGAAAAAAGATTGAATGAATAGTAGTAAATAATATGGTCGCCCTTCGGGGCGATCATTTATTAAAAAAAATACAATATGAGTGATAATAAATCTAAAGGTCTTGGTGATTCGATTGAAAAAATAACAAAAGCAACTGGAATAAAAAAAGTTGTAGATACTGTTAGTAAAGTCACGGGCAAAGATTGTGGCTGTAACAAAAGAAAAGACACTTTAAATAGATTGTTTCCTTATAACAATAAATAAATAACTTATGTTTGGAATTAATGTAGATTCAGTATATCAAACGGTGCAAGCCTTAGCAAATAAAGAACAAAGAGGATATATAACTCCTCAAGAGTTTAATCTATTTGCTAACCAAGCACAAATGGATATATTTGAGCAATATATATATGATTTAGGAGCTCATACAGTTGAGATGGAAGACAACCATGTAATGGGAGATGCTATAAATATATTATATGGAAAACTTGAACCTTGGTTAAATTCAAGCGCTACTGTGCAAGGTGGTACTACTTTACCGCCAGATGCTAGAAACGGTAGAATATTTGTTGATATAAATGGCGTTAGAAGAACACTAAGAAAAACACCGAAAGATTATATAAGAAATCTTAGAGGTTCTAATTGGCATAGAGAAGGTTTTGACGAGCCAATATATTTTGATAATGGTCACAACCAAATACAAGTTTGGACAGGTACTGGTCAAATTACAAATGGCGTTACTTGTGAAAGCATAACTGGCGAACCAGATTTAGTTTATTGGGGATATATTATTGTAAATGAAGTTCCAATGTATAATCCGTCAACCAGTGTAAACTTTCAAATACATTCAAATGACCAGCCTGATCTTATAGTAAAAATCCTTAAATTAGCTGGTATCTCTACTGAAGATGACGAATTATATTCTTTAGCTCAAAATGAAGATTCAGAAAACATACAACAAGAAAATAAACACTAAAATATGATAACATTACCAGTACCAGGTGGTGGTGGAGCAACGCCACAAGCAACATACTATAGCAATACTCCTCAATTTGGAGAGTATCAATTTGTAAGCCTTAGTGAAGTTATAAATAATTTTATGGCTACATACGTTGGTGAATCAAAAATATTAAGTAATGTCTTAAGAGGCGATGTGCATTTTCATGCCCATAGAGCTTTACAGGAATTACATTATGATACATTAAAGTCATGCAAAGCTTTAGAATTAGAGGTTTGTAGTAATTTAAGAGTACCACTACCTCATGACTATGTTAATTATACAAAAATAACAACAGTTGATGCTAACGGTATAGAGCACGTGCTTTATCCAACTAGGCATACTAGCAACCCTACAACTATACTGCAAGATATGGATGATTGTGATGAATGTGGAGACACAAGTACCACTTTTACCTTTCCAGGTGTTGTTGATGCTTGTTCTGTAGACGCTCCAAGATCAACAACTTGGACCTCTTACGCTGGTAGTGGTAGTAGTAGCAGCTCAATAGGTACTGGTGGAGGTGCGGATGCATCAGTTGATAATAGCAATTTTTTTAAAAACACTGGGGAAAGATATGGTTTGCAACCAGAACACGCTCAAGCTAATGGTTCATTTTTTATTGATTGCAATACTGGTATGATTTATTTTAGCTCTAATATAGCTGGTAGAAAAATAATAATACATTATTTAAGTGATGGTCATGGTACTGATGATGAGTTAATGATTCATAAATTAGCAGAAGAGGCTATGTACAAATGGATAGCTTATGGATGTGCACAAGCAAGAACTGATGTAGATCCTAATACTACAGTTAGATTAAAACGAGAAAGAATGGCTGAAACTAGAAAAGCAAAAATAAGATTATCAAATGTTAAAATTGAAGAAATTTCTCAAATAATGAGAAACAGATCTAAATGGATTAAACACTAAGCAATGCCAGAATTAAAAAATAGTTTTACTGGTGGTAAAATGAATAAAGATCTCGACGAGAGAATTATTCCTAGTACTGAATATAGGGAGGCTTTAAATATATCTGTTGCAACATCAGAAGATAGTAATGTTGGAGCAGCTCAAAACATATTAGGTAACACCCGTGTTTCTTGCGCAATACAAGGTCCAAACGGCAAATATGCAGAAAGATCTAAACATATAGCCGCAATAGCAGATCCACAAACAGATAAAATATATAGATTTATTCATACTCCAGATAATGTTTCTGGTGTTTGGATGGATAGGATAATAGAGTTTGACACAACGGCACCTTTAAATGCTGAGTGTGAAGATAAGGAGAAAGCAGTAATGGTTGATATATATAAAGTAAGAACAACTATAACCGACGCTTCTTATGAATGTGATGGTGGCCCAGCTACTATTACAGTTCAAGGTAATATATATCAATTAAGATGGGGGATGTTGATTGTAGGTGGTGGAATTAAAGAGTCTGACGGTGTAACTGTTCTTAGTGTTAATATACTACCAGGAGGTCAATCAGCAAAACTAAAACTATCTAACAATATTAATGGAGATAATACACAAAATATTACAAACGGAGATGTAATATTAACACATGACAGATCATTAAATTTTGATCCTGATCGTTTTATAACAGGTATTAATGTTTTAGATAATATGATATTTTGGACTGATAATTATTCAGAGCCAAAAAAAATAAATATAGAAAGAGGTTTAGCTGGTAGTTTGGTTACGTCTGAAAGATACAATTCAATTCCAGCTGTCCCTTATATATATGATAGTTTTGATCAACACACTAGACTAGTTATTTGGGTAAACGAAGAATGGATAGTTCCTACTGAATGTAGTATAGTTTCACCAAATGGATGTGGACCAGGAGAACCTGTTGAAATATTAGGTTGTACGGATGGAACTGGAGCTAGTAATCCAAACGTGCCTAATACCGGTGCTGCTACTAATTATAATGCGTTAGCTACAGTAGATGACGGTTCATGTGTTTATCCTCCTGTACCTTGTGAAAACCAAGGTTGTAATGATCCAATTGCAACTAACTATGACCCTATTAATTGTTCGGATTGCGCAGGTGTTGTTGGTGGTACAAATTACAGTTGTTGTGTATACCCAGTTGTGCCATGTCCAGGAACGCTTCAAATATATTTTCCAGAAGCTCTTATGGATATGTATGGATCACCAAGCAATTCTGGTACTACTCAATACATGAATGTAGCAAGCACATACGCTGGCGATATAGGTTGGTGGAACAGTACTAACACTAATGCTGAAAACTTTCAGATGGTTCCTCAGCATCGATTAAACAACTGGTGGCCTTATGAAAATGTAGCATTAATAATACCTTCGTTTTACGCGGTGCACAGTTCCGGTTATAAAAACACCCAAGATACTTTTGGTATTCAAAGTTGGGTTCCAGTAGCTAACAGTGCGTTTGATGGTTGGAAGTTTCCGACAAAATCACCTGCAGATCATCCAGATGGTTGGGTACACAAACCAAGATGGGAAATATTATGGAGAGCACATGATCAAGGTATTGTAACGTATAGAAATGAATTAAACGGAGCATCACCACAACCTGGTGGTATGGCAACTATAAACGCGGCTGTTCCTTTACCGACGGTAGATGATCCAATCAATTGGAATCAAAATAATTATGATTTTATTCCAGAATTTTTTCAAGAAACCATTGATTCAAACCAAGGATTTCATCATGTTCACAACAGCATGTACTCGCAACCGGAAATATATTATGGTGTTCGTTTTAAAAGTCCACAAGATTTTTTAACTTGGATGAATCGAATTCCAGAATTTGTATCAGATCGTGTGTTAAATAATCCAACGTTTACTTACCATGGTAGTATGATTGCAACTCACACTGCAAGTCATGATAACAATCCTCAGTGGGTAGGTACTATTCCTTATTTAAACTCAGGTATGTTACGAACACCACAAGGTGGTATACCAAGGTTTTCTCAAGATCCAGAAACAGCATTTGGTACTTCAAATATAACAGCTCCATACGGTACTATTAATCCTACCAACGCTTGGGCTTATCAAATTACTGCTAAAACTTTAATGACAGATGTAATACAAAAAAGTTTAAATAAGTTTTATCAACAAGCTGGTATAACTGAAATACCAATTATAACAAGATCAACAGTTCAAAAATGTCTAGAATAAATTAATAAATATGGCTGAAAACGATTATTCTTCTGGAACTGGGCCTAGCTTAGGTCCTTCTACTACTCCGGGTACACCTGGTACGCCTATCACACCAGGCACGCCTGCTTTAATAAATCCAGATCTTACTTTAAGTACACCTAGTACTGGTTCTACACCTGCTGTTGTAACTACGCCCACTTTTATCTCAAATCCTTCTGGTGTTGGAGTATTAACAGGTGGTGTAAATACTTTAGTGTGGCAAAATGGAGGTCTTTTTTTAGATGACCAAGTTGTTGGGCCTGCTAGAGGAGTTGATCAACCTAGAGGAGCAATTTATGAACGTACGGAGTTTATAAAAAGTTGTCAAGACGTTTATGTTCAGGAAAAGCATTTATCGGTTGTACGTAAAGGACCAACAGCACCTGTAACGCTATCTATGTTTAGCTTTGTAAGAGAAGATCAAAACAATGACGATAAAGTTGACATAGAGAACGAATTTTTTGGTGATGAAGCTACCCACTTAGCAAGCGACGGCAGTAGTGTTAGTGTGTTTTTTGACTCGTATAAAAATAGAAAAGCAGTTGGTGATATAGTAGAGTTACCTATAGATCAAACATCAACCGGTGATGGAGAAGACTTTAAAAGTGGTGATGTAGTTATTATATCTTATGAATACACCGATTACTTAGGAATTTATCAAGAAACTACTTGTAGAGCTGTAATTCAACTTTGGGATGGTACTAGCACGAGTACTTTTGTTCAACTACTACAAAGTACAAATGGTTTTCCTTTAATCACAGATGACACCGATGTATATACTGTTAAGTTGGTTCAAGATGACCCAATGTTTAAACTCAAATTTCCAAGATTTTCTTATAGATATAAATATGAAGATGGAGAGTACTCTGTTTTTGCACCTTGGTCTGAAGTAGCTTTTATACCTGGAGAATTTGATTATTTACCTAAAAAAGGTTATAATTTAGGTATGGTTAATAGATTAAGAGCTTTAAAAGTTATGGATTGGGTTCCTAAGGGTATACCAAAAGACGTTGTTCAGGTTGATTTATTATACAAAGAATCAAACGGACCAAATGTTTACACCGTTGAAAGTTTTAAAAGAGATGATGAAATTGTTGGGTCTAGATTAACTAACTATTGGAACACCCCTGGTACTGGTTCAAACTTTGGGAACTATACAGTTACTTCAGAGTTAATTCACGCTGTTGTTCCCTCAAACCAAATGCTTAGACCTTGGGACAATGTTCCTAGAAAAGCTTTAGCACAAGATATTACTGCAAATAGATTGATATTTGCTAATTATTTACAAAACTACAATATAAGATCTTCTGTTAATTCAACAAGTGAAATAAAGCCTATTTTTACATGGGCACTAAGTGGAGATCTTGATCAACCCGCAACTAATGTAAAGTTACCGGCTAAATCTCTTAAGTCAATGAGATCTTATCAACTTGGGATTGTATATAGAGATAGGTATGGTAGAGAAACTCCAGTTTTAACTTCTAAAACAGGTTTATTTAAAATTAAAAAAGACAGATCGCTTTTATACAATAGAATAGAAGTTGGTATGTCTTCACCCGCTCCAGATTGGGCTGAATCATTTACTTATTATATTAAAGAAACTTCTAACGAGTATTACAACGTTGCAATGGATCGTTGGTATGATGCTGAAGATGGCGGGGTTTGGGTTTCTTTTCCATCATCAGAAAGAAATAAAATACAAGAAGATGGCGTGTTAATTCTAAAAAAACAACACGAAACAGATACAGCTGTTGTTACAGATGAAGAATATAAAGTTATAGATATAAAAAACAGTCCACCTACATTTATAAAAACAGATACTAGATACTGGGGAAGTGTAGATATGATGCTGCCTCCTCCTGGTTGGGGTATAGGTAGTAAACCTGGTGGTTGGCAATCTGGAATGTTTGTACCAACAGGCATACCTAAAAGAAATAGAATATATATAGACATATACAAAGAGTATGTTGAGGCAACTATATTAGCCGGTATAAAAGACGCGTTAAAAGATGGTGTTGAAATAAGAATAACACAAACACCTGGACAAGCTAGCGCACTAACTACCCAAGCAACTACACATGTTAACAAATCGGATTGGTATCAGGTTGCTCAATTTACACAAACAACAGAAGACCCAGCAACACATATTGAAACAACTTTAGATCCAAATGATCCAAACACAACTATAGAAACAGAAGTTGAAGCGTCGGGATCTGCTGATCCAGTAATGAGAATTACATTAGAAAAACGAATGGGCGATGATATGCTTTTTACTGAACCGGCAGGTGGTTTAGATTTATCAAGAGGATTAGCTATAGAATGTAAAACTCATAAAGTAAGAGATAAAGCTCAATTTCAAGGTAGATTTTTTGTTAAACTACATAGGAGCAGTGACTTTGTTACAAATGTAATAAACACTTCAACTAAAGAAACTGAAAACCTTGTTGTTGTCGAAAGTAGAGGTGTTAAGTATTTGTGTGACGGACATCCTGGTGTTCAAGACTGGAGTTATATGACACCTGCGTTATCACCAACACCTGTTGCTGCCCCATATACTAACTACATACCTCCAGGGCAAAACATTTACAAACTTAGACCTGGCCAAGCAAATATAAACGATGGTTATGATGGTTGGAAAAATCCAAACGGAGCTTCAAAAGGTAGACCGTTTAGCGTTGTTAGTAGTTATGGGTATGCTGGAAAATCTGCAACATTTTTAGGTGTTAACGGACAGGTATACGGCTCTCCAGATGGTACAAACGCAAGTCAAACCCCTCCAGATGTTGCTGCTTATGAAAAATGGCCTTATGGACCTGGACCTCACGATGGTGATCCTTTTAGTTCTTTTCCTACTTCTGCTCAGGCAGACTTAACTCAACAGTCTTATAAAGGACTACCAATTACTGATGGTTGGGGACCTGGATCATGGTTTTCAACATCATATAAAAACCATGTAAACGCAGATTATCAACCTTATTTTTGGGAACCAAGATATGCAAAGTTTAGAGAGTGGCCTTCTTTTATAAGCTCTTCATGGGAACCAGGAGTATTACATCCAGGACATGCTATCAGCGCCGGCGTTACTGATGGATCTCCAGGGTTGGTATTACTGGAGGAAGATGGTTTTGTGTTTAGAACTACAAGTGGTGGAGCAGCTATGCTACACCAAGATACATCAATAGCGTCTTCTTTATTTGGAGATGCATATAGATCAAATCCATATCAAATGCCTGCTATCTGGGGAGATAACGATGCTATGATAAATAGTACAACAGGAAACTATACTTTTGGCGCAGATACAATTACTAGTTTAAATAGAGACTGGATGGGTTATTACAACACCGGTACTGGTGGTAATACGTATTGGCCATTTGTAAAAACAAATTGGAGTAGATGGTTTATAGATAAGGTTGGCGCAGCTGAAGGTTATGGTGGCCACGGTGAGTATGTGGGTAACGATGGTGTTTCTCACATGAGTATTTCTTACTGGGGAATTGGTGCGAGCGATGATAGAACAGATAGAGATCCACACGATTTATCAGCTAAACAACCTTTTGAAATGCAATTTGCTAATATGATTTCCACTGTTGGCACTATGTTTAGATTTAAGCAAGACCCCGACCAAATAGTATATACAGTAACATCAGCCAACGCAGAGCCCGTTCACAACTATGAGGCCTTTAGAGGGTCTTGGGGTTGTGTAGATCAAATTACTTACGATCCAGGTGGTGGGTATATAAAATCACAAATACAAACAGGTGAGTTTAATACTGGTAGTAGCACATTTAAACATTTATTGCCTAATTCTGGACCTATGCTTTGTGGTCATCAAAGAGGTATGGGTGGAAGAAAAGCTTTTTACTCAGATTTATATCATGACTTTGACTCGACAGGCACGTGGAAACGAACAGGCCGTCACTTTACAAACAATCGAATTAGGATTAATATAACTTTAGACAAAGCTATAGGCGGTGGACCAAACGCTTTTCATCCTATAACAAATCATGTTGATGAAAATGGAATTGCTAATATAGAGCAAGCTGGAGATCACGGCGCTAGATTAAGATATGATTCAGATATAGCTTCACATGTTAAAACAGAAAAAGGTGGTACACCTGTTATATTTGGTTTAAATTCTAACAGTGGTTATGAGATGTATAACTTATCAAGTTATTGGAATATTAATTCTACTAAAAGAGCTTTAATTCAAGCCAACGGTTATCAACAGCCACACGACTCTTCAGATGCTTTTTACGATGAACCAACAGATGGAAGTATTGCTCCTTATATTGGATTGCACGAAAGAGGTTTAAATCAAACTACTATAGAAATTTTAGAGTATTATGATGAAAACGATGGAGATCAAAAAATGAGTAATAATCCAGCTATATTTGAAACAGAGCCAAAAGAAGATGTTGGTTTAGATATATATTACGCTGCTTCACCATCTTTTCCTATTAATACAAAACGATTTAGATATGACACTGATGAAGTACCAGGTTGGAGTAACTTTAATCTAAGAGGAGAAGAGTTTGTTAAGGTTGGTGGTAATAATACTCCACATGGTTATGCTAAAATACATATTCCTTCTGGTGTACCCCCAGTTGGTTCAACTCCTCAAATAGCTATCATTGATGGTGTACAAGAAAACATTATATTTTTAAATACACCACTTATGTTAGATGCAAATGGAGATCCACTACCTCCTGATGTTAATGATATTGTTGAGTTTACAGTGCAGGGTGATGGGGTGTTTTATGGGGCAGGAATAGATGTTACTTTTGTTAGAGCTAGAATTACAAAAGTAATGACACCTACAATGTTTGTAATAGAATCTAACGCTCACACATCAGACAACAAGGTAAGTTTAAGTTACTTTAATTGTTATTCATTTGCTAACGGCGTAGAGTCAAACAGAATTAGAGATGATTACAATGCTGTTACTATAGACAAGGGTGTTAAGGCTTCAGCTCCTTTAGCTACAGGTTATGAAGAAGAAAGAAAGAAAAGCAGTCTTATATTTTCTGGAATATATAATTCTACTAGTGGTATTAATAGTACAAATCAATTTATACAAGCCGAACCAATAACTAAAGATTTAAACCCAATCAACGGTAGCATTCAAAAAATATATGCTAGAGATACGGATTTAGTTACATTTTGTGAAAATAAAGTATTTAAAATATTAGCTAAAAAAGATGCTTTATTTAATGCTGACGGAAATACAAACGTAACTTCTAACGCAGCCGTTTTAGGTGCTACAATACCTTTTAGCGGAGAATATGGTATATCAAGAAATCCAGAATCATTTGCTGCTGAATCGTATAGACTTTACTTTACGGATAAAGACAGAGGTACTGTTATGAGATTGTCTAAAGATGGTTTAACACCTATATCAGACAAAGGTATGAAAGATTGGTTTAAAGACAACTTAATGCACGCCAGCACTTTGATTGGTAGTTTTGACACTAGAGAAGATCATTATAATTTATCTATAGACACTAAAGATCAAGATAATATTACTAACGCTTATACTTTAACTTTTACAGAAAGCAAAGGTGGTGGATGGGAATCTTTTAAAAGTTTTATTAAACAAGGTGGTATTAGTTATAAAAATAAATATTACACATTTGCTTCTAATAAGTTTAATTACGATAAAAACACAGCTCCAGGTTCTAAATCTGAAATACTATATGGAGAAGGAGAAAAATATGGAAAAAGAATTGGTATGGCGGAAATGTGGCAGCATCATGTTGACTTAGATTTTCATAGAGTTGTAGCAAACTCTGTTAACGGGTCAACACAGGTTTCTTTAGTTCCATCAAGCCAAACAAGTGTTGTTACATCGTTTATGAACGTTGAAGGTAATGGCATCCCTATAGACACTGTTGTTTCAAGTAGCGTTAGCGGAGGAAATGTAATTATACTTAACAAACCCGTTCATATTAATGCTGGAGAAAAAATAAAATTTACCACACCAAGAAATAATTTTTATGCAACACCATCGCACTCAATGGTAAGAACTCTTATGAACGGAGCACAGGGATCTGTTAAAAGATTTAAAACAATAAACTACGAAGGAACGCAAGGTAAAGTTTTAGGACAACAAGGTGTTGATTATTATACTTTATCAAAAGGAAATAATCTTCCTATAAATGTAGGTCAAAATTATTCAAATAATATTCCAAAAAAAGGTTGGGAGGTTTTTGAAATAACTACTGATTTACAAAAAGGAACTATAAGAGAGTTTATTGCAAAAGAAAACAAATGGTTTAATTATATAAGAGGTCACGCTCCGGGTGGAGATGCTGGAAGTGGTGATAACTTTGATACAGCTGAATTTTCAGTACAAGGATTAGGATTTACAAATTTATAAGATATGGCAATAGCAACACGTATAAACTATGGGGGTGGTAATTGTGGGCCAGGAACTGGACCTTGTCAAGGGCTTGATTGTCCTGGTACAAGTGGGGATTGTTATCCTTATTGCGATCCACCGCCGGGTCTTTGTCCAGACGGAAGTCAACCAATCCCATCTAAAAGATCTGGTGGCTTTGAGTGTCCTGATCCAGGTCCTTGCGTGGGAACTGGCTGTCCACCTAACAACTGCTCTGGGCCATGTTGTGTTAATAATGAGTGCATTTGTAATGATTGTAGTTGGGGTAATGATGGTGATTGGCATATTTATTGGAGTTGCGACGATGATCACGAAATAATAGTTTTAAACGATGATAGATCAATATCTGATTTAGAATCTCATAATAATCATTTTGATAATTCACAAACAGAACTAGGTAGTACAATTACAATACCAAGTCATTTTGGTTTTGGTACAGATGCGATTATACCTTTTGTATCATATCCAAACGATTGTTATACTTATTTAGGCAAAAAATACGGAACTACACCAAGTGATGTTGTTACAGCTGGTCTAACCGTTGTTGAGGGGCTTTGGGCTGGAACGTCACCAAGGGGACAAAGTTTTAGCCACCAACTCCAAGAATGTAAAGATTGTGGCCCGGTAACGCCTCCACCTCCAATTGGTGGTTGTATGGATCCAACGGCCTGCAATTACAATCCCAACGCGACAGGTAGCAGTAAAGATTGTTGTTATATCACTGGTTGTACAGATCCAACAGCACTTAATTATAATGCTGGTGCGTGTTGTGATGATGGTTCTTGTTGTTTTCAATCAGGTTGCACTAATCCATTAGCTTGTAATTACAACTCAAAAGCGCCGCCGTGTATTGACGATGGTTCTTGTTGTTTTAATGAAGGGTGTATGGATGATGGTACTGTTGGTAACGCTTTAAGACCATCTAATTGGACGGGTCCAGCTACAAATTACGATCCAAACGCATGTTGTCCTGGTACTTGTATATATACAAATGTAGAAAGCCCTGATTACACTTATGTAATTTGGTGTTCGTTCTTTAAACTAAACGGTAATGTAATTCAAGATGACACGTTCTACACAGAACTTAATGCAGCAATTACTACTAATAGTTTTTCATATACAGACATTGCAACCATGTTTGGTGGTACGCAAAATACTTTACCTGATTTTAATGGAACTCAAAGAATAATGGTTCCTGGAGACACTGTTAGACAATATTATCCATTTAGTGATAATAACAATATAATTTCAAGGACTTATGTAGGCGTTATATCATCTTCAACTGACCTAGTAACAAGCTCTGGATTAGATATTGGTAGCGGAGTGTTTATTCAATCGTCAGGAGCCCAAGTTATGTTAGGACCTGGGGTTTATAGTGGCGGTGGAAATTCACCAACAATTACTGCTTATAATTTTTTAGACTCATCAGCATGTTGTGATAAAATAACAACTCCGACTTGTAGTGGCGCAGTTTCTGGTTGCACAGACCCCACAGCTCACAACTACAACCCGCTAGCAACTATTGACGATGGTTCATGTGAATTTTGCGTAACAGAACAAGACTTACTTACATGGCAAAGAGAAAACAACGAGGGTCAAGTGTTTGATATTACTACTTTTATAAGTGGAAAAGGACTCACGGGTACGGGGGTATTTTGTGGATGTAAAGACGTTGCAGCAAATAATTATTGGAGTTGGGCAACGTTTGATCCGGTAACACCAAATCCACCTGGGTCATGTACTTACATCTCTGCAAGTATTTCTGGTTGTACAGACGATGGTAATTCTCCTGCTGGAACAACGTTTGGTAATTTAACTAGACCTTCAATTCACCCAGCAGGTGTCCCAGCATTAAATTATAATCCAAGTGCTACATCGGATGATAGTAGCTGTCTGTGGTGTACGTGGACTAGCGGTAGTGGTTGTACAACAAACGGAGTATGTAACTCTGGTGGATCAGGTTGGTTTATAGATTATAATAATTCAAATATCAATGGTAATTACCCTAGATTTATAACAATAGGTTTAAAACCAAATGGTAATGGTATAAGTGAGGTAAAATTAAGTTCTAACCAGGTAAGCAATGGCGTTGTTACTAGCCTTACTAAAGATACAAGTTTTACTAGTTTTGGTCCTTATGGTGTTCAAAATGGTTGGGAACAATGGAGTGTTACTTTAAGCGCTAATGTTGGTTTTACGGCTCCAAACAATGCTGTAAGTTTCTTAGTTTATGAATCAGATGGAGCGGGTGGAACATCAGTGTGTAATCCTATTATAATAGGCATAGGATTAGGTTAAAATAAATAAAAAATATGGCACAAATAATATTACAAGCAACTGCATATAATAAGAAGTACTCTGTTACACCAATGGTGATAGATAAAGATGCTTATATTAAATCCAAAACAGTGTTTATGGAGGTTGTTCCTAATGATGGTTACATAGTAAATGCTAGTAATTTTTATTCTGGATTATTATTACCTAGCATATATAGTGTGTTTTACGATAACACAAGCGAAAATTTAGATTTTGAAAATAGAGTTAGAATTACAGTTACATTACAAGATGGTTTATTAGAACAAAGTGGTGACAATTTAATAGTAACTATACCACTAAATGGATACGCAGAAATACCTAGTAATAAATTAGAATTTACAGATATAACTACACATGGAAATAACTTTCAAGTTATAAACAAAACCGGTAGTGTTGAAAAAACTTCTAGTCGTGTTATTAATAATGTTCACACGGACAAGTATTTAATTAACGGCCGTAGAAATGAGGTTGGTATAATAATAGAAAAAACTTTTATAGCTGATCAAGGATATTATTTTAGAGCACTACCAACGTGGAACATGAACTCTAGCAGAAAAAAAAATTTTATAATAAAATCAAGAGAAATTAGAGATAACGGAAACAAAGTTGTTCAAAAAATATATACTATAAGTTACAAATTTCCAGATGAAAAAACTATGACAGAGTCTTTGGATGAAATTAACTTTTCAGCAAGCGCAACTAAGATAAAAACTAGAATTACATCCACAACTCCTGCTAAAAAAGAAGAACACAAAATATATAGTATTAATGTTTTACCAACTGGTAACTCAAAAAATAGTAATCAATACTTTATAGTTAAAGGTGTTCCTGGTAGTGAGTTTAGTATTTTAGCACAAGATGGAGATAAAAACATATATGATTTTGAAACAGGAAAGTTTGGAGAAGGAGGAAAACTTTTAAAAGGCGTTATACCCCGTGGTAAAGACGGTAAAACAGGTGTTTATAGAGGTGTAATGAAAAAGGGCAATCAAAAGAAAGTTGATATTAGAATGATAACATCTAACCAGACAACGGAGGAATTGGTCGAAAAAGGAGAACAAAAAGTATCGCAAAAAATAGCCACTGGTTATACAGCAAGTATTATTGCTGACAAAACAAGTATAACAGGTTTGCAGGTTGGTACTGCCACTGTTGTATCTGACAAGGTGCTTGAAACGGGTACTATTACAGTGCCGTTTAGTTATCTTATAAGACCTTCTGAAGACAAATTACTAGTGTTAAATAGAAGACCTTTGTTTGATCTTTCTAAAGATTATAAAGCGTGGTCAACCGCTACTAATAACGAGTCTCACACTGACAAAAGCCACGCTGGTGCCGTAGAAGACGAAAACTTAATAGAAATGGATTTTGATATTACTAGTGGTAAAAAGAGTGACACTAAAAGAGGTGCTAGATTTACTATTGACACTATAGTAACCCCAGTAGGTGAACCATTAAATCCTCACGATTCTTTAATAGACTTAGGAATATATGGATACGCAGCATACAACGTAACAGGTGAAATGCACATTACTGATATTGGAGAAGAAAACCTAGTTGTAGAAATGATGCTTAATAACTTTTTATCAGAACACGATCCAGCTTAAAATATAAATTATGCCAACAAAAACTTTACAAATACCAGGAGAATTAAATGTTTCAATACAACCTGGTGATATTATTTACGCGTCTAAAATAAGAGGTGGTCAAGCTGGAACTAACCATCCTGACCCTGGTAACGTGGACACAAAGCCAGTAGCTATAGGTAAAGTAATTCCTCAAGGAATTAACTTTGTGAATAGAACTATTACTATAGAAACTACTAATTTTGCAAGTGGACCTTCTGGATTGTCTTATGTTATGTTTAACAAAGACAACAGGGTTAACACCTCTGGAATAGTTGGTTATTTTGCAGAATGTGAATTAAAAAATTATTCTACAAAATACGCTGAAATATTTGTGGTGGCAAGCGATTTTGTTGAAAGTAGTAAATAAAGTGCAAAAACTGTGACTATATAAGTATTAAAATTATGAAAAATATATTAAAAATAAAAAACAAATAAGATATGGCGATAATGGCAGCATTGGCAATAGGAGGAGCTATCGCCGGGGGTATAAAAGCCTTTTCTGGTTTTAAAGATAAAAAAAAGGCTAAGGCAAAGCAAAAGGCAGCTGAAGCAGGATTAAAAAACGCTCAAAACGCGCTTAAAGCGGTTGACACTTCTAATCCTTTTAAAAACGCTAGCAATGCTTACGCCGACATGGAAAATCAAATGGCGGGTCTTAAAAACGTTTACGAAGATCAGGTAAATGTTTATGCCGACATGGAGAACAAAATGGAGGGGCAAGAAAACAGAATGGAAGGATTGAAAAATGCTTTTGAAGGTGTTGATAATGCTATGGAAGATCTTACTGTTAACACGCAGCAGGCGGAGTTTGAAGCCCAACAAAACCAACAAATGCAAGCAAACATTATGTCGAGTATGGGTGCAGCTGCTGGTGGTTCTGGTATTGCAGCTTTAGCGCAGTCTATGGCTAATCAAGGGGCTTTACAAGCTCAAAAAGCATCAGCATCTATTGGTGCTCAAGAAGCTGCTAACACAAAAGCCGCTGCCGAAGCACAGCAAGAAATTGATATGACAGCCGCTGGTGAAGATCAAAAATTACAAATGGCAGAAGCATCTGAAGCTAGTAGATTAGACACTGCCTCTCGTGAAGCTGATATGATGATACAGCAAACACAAATGAGCGCCGAAGAAAGAATGCAAGCTGCTGAGCTTGGTGAAGCTGCGTCACTACAAATGGCGGAAGCCACTGAACAATCTAGACTAGATACCCTGGAAGCACAAGGAGAAATGGAGGTTCAGAAATTAAAAGGTGAAGGCGCTATGTGGAGTGCTGAAGCTGAAATGCAAAAACAATCAACACTGATGGATTCTTATGCGCAACAAGCTGGTATGGCAGCAAAAGAAAAAGCTGCTGGAGATAAAAAAGGATGGGGTGGAATTTCTGGCGCTCTTAGTTCTTTGGGTGGACTTGGTAAATAATAAAAATATAAATATGAAAAAAATAAAATCATCACCTTTAAAACAGATGGAAACAGGAGCTATGGGAAAAAACCCCCAAGAGCACTTAAATAAAATGAAACAACAAACCGAAGACGGGTTAGCTATAATTGGAGAGGGCGCTAAAAGACTTGCATGGAAAGACATGCAAATTAATATTAGAGCAATTGAGCCAATGAGCATGCAGTTGAGAAAAGCTAAAGACCAAATTCTTAGAAAAAAAGATAGAGAACTATTTGACGATCTTGAACAACCTGAGTTGTCACCTGCGTATGCTAAAATATTTAAAATTGTATTAGATAAATACAAACAAGAACTTTTCGAAGCATTAAATAGTGAAGACAAAGAACAAGAGGGAGTTGTAAAAACAAAAATGGCAGCGTTTAAACAAGAGGCTGCCGCTATCAAAGAGTGTATAGCAGAATTTCGCGAAGATCATTTTGACTCAGAGTCATTATTATCTAAAGGAGTTTCAGCACAACAAGTTAGTTTTGCTACTCAAATGTATTGTGAAAATCCAGATTTAAAAATTGCAAACGCTACTAGTCAAGATGTTGAAAATGGTTACACCGATTGGTTTGGAGTGCCAGTTATTGAAGATAAACTATACGCTTTTATATATGATTTTAGAGGTGTTCAAGTTATGATGAATATTTTAGATGGCAACAAAGATATGTTTATAAGAAACAATTTAAAAGCTTCTGAATATATTAACTTTTTAAATAAAATGCATGAAGACGCTTTAAAAGCTTCTGGCGCTAAAGCTGCTCACAAAATAGATTTAGGGCGTATTAACTATCAAATAGACAGTATGTTTGGTTATGGTGATGGTACAGCTAGTACAGAACAAAATGAATTAGTTATGATGTTTGCACATGACAGCGAGGTATTGAGAGATGGTAGTAGTTTTAGACGTCATTTATATGAACACCCAAGTATAAAAGATTTAAATTACGGAGGGTTTGACTGGAATAGTTTAAACGAAATAGCACCATTAGGACCTGGCGATGTAAATTATTGGCATGATAACGTTGATGATATTGATAAGTTAATGTTAGTTGACGCTCTTATTAATGTTGATAATCCATTTTTTGATCTTGAGTTATTAAGAACATTAGTTAAAGAATACTACACTACTAAACTAGAAAATGCATGGTGGAAAGGCATGGGCTACAAAGAGGGCAAACTAGAATTAATGAGATTAAAAAGAGACAAACTTAACAAAGCTAGATTTGAAAAAGAAAAAACAGACGCTGCTAAAAATGGTATGTTAGAATTTTTATTTGATGGCAAGATGTATCCAACAGGTATGACACCAGAGAAAGTTAAAAAGCAAGAACAAGAAACTAAAGAAGCTACTGAAAAAGCTAATCCAGCGTTAAACAAATAATATGTTGAAAAAACCATCTCCATTAAAACATAAGGAACAAATTCCTGAAAGACAAGGCGCACATGCTACTCTTACTACAGAAGAGCATGAGGCGGTACATGGTGGTAAAATAGATACTTTGTTTGATTTTGAAGTAGATGTGCTTAAACCAAAGAAAAAAGAAGATAAAGAAAGAGTTAATCAATCTAATACATTTAGATTATTAACAGAGCAAGAAGAAGAATTGTTTTACCCATCAACTAAAACAGTTGTAGCTAAAGATATTGATGGTAAAGACGTAAAAATACAACAACCTTTAGATTTTACCAAACCAAAACCTGAGTTTGAAATAGGTGAAGACGGCAAAGTAAAATCAAAAAATGTAGATAAGAAAATCTATTACCAAGCTAATGCAATTCATTGGCAGGGTGATGATTTTGGAAATTATAAAAGGAAAAATTCTAGATGGTATAAGACTGTAAATGGTAAAGAAGAAGAAGCTTTTGCCGGTGAAACATTGAGTAAAAAAGAGAGGGCTAAGTTAAATGATTTAAACAAAACTCTTTACACTGGTAAAATTGATTTAACCGATGTAGAAACATGGAAAAACAGGGATGAAAAAACTATAGTAGGTTCAATAACAAATTCTAATTTATTTCCAGGAGCTATAGGTGAAGACATTGGCCCTATGGCTAAAATTACATTACCAAACGGTGAGGAGTACACATCTAATCCAGATGCTGAAGAAGGCGCAAAATATAAACCAACACAAAACCACGGCTTACCAATAACAGAATTAGGTAAAAAAGTACAAGAGTTCTATAAAAATACAGATAAAGATGTTGATCTTTTATCAAGTTTACAGTTTAAAAATAGCAATGAGTTAAGAAGATCATGGGGTCAACTTGGTTATAAGGTTGAAACCACTCCTAATAGTTTGGCTAAAGGTGGTCAAGACATTGTGTTAAAAGATAAAAATAATAAAGAACTAGCGTCTGGTGATATAAATGATATAAAAAAATATCTTTACAATAACGCTAGCAAAAAAGATATTTCAAGGTTAAAACAACTATCTATTATAGAAGCTAGAGATAATATTAACGCTGTTAACAAATATAAAAAAAATTTAAATACTGCTAAGCTACGTGAAGAAGCGGAAAATGATTATTTAGAAAATAAGTTTAAAGCAGAAACAATGCGGACAATTTTAGATAGTCCGTTGCAACAAACAACTATAGATGCAATAGATAAGTATTATAACACGAATATGGTTGGTAATGTGGAAACAGGTAAAATGTCCATGTTAAACGGTAAAAGTTTTACTGATTTAAGCTTTATTATTGAAACGCTAAGAGCAAGCGATCCCAATCATCCAGATATAGCTATACTTAAAAATTTATTACCAAGACTTAATAAAAACAAAGAAACAGGTATATTACAGTCAAAAAACGAAATGATTAATAAGGCTGCTGGCACATATCAAGATCAGTTATATAGAAAAAATAAAGACGCTATTCTTGTGAAAATGGGAACTGAATATCTCGAACGTGGAGACGAGGAGGGTAAAGGTGGTACTATAGAAAAAGCTGAAATAAAAGCTGGTGTAGACGAGATGGTTGATAGTTACAGTAAAAATATTGATAAATATCAAATTGCAATATCCTCTTTAGCCGAGGACGCTAAAAAAGACGGTGTTAACGTGAGCTACCAAGTTGATAATTTTCAAGTAACCGGGGAAGATACTGAAAAAGTTAATTTTTATGCAAATAAGTTTTCAGCTTTAAATGACGCTATTAAAGCAACTATAGAAGATTACGCTAATACTAAAGAATATTATGATAATCAATATGGCGATTGGAGTAACAAGTATGAAGATGTTTTAACACTACAAGAAAAAACATCAAGAGAAAACAACTTGGGCCGAATGAACATGAGCAAACTTAATGATGGTTTTAGAAGCATGGCTTATTCCGCTTTAAGTATTTTTGACGAAGAAAAAGCCATTGCTAAAACAAAGTCAATGCGTGAAGGGCAAGGGTTTTTAGAAGCGCCACTTGATTATAAAACAGCGATAGAAACTGGACAGAAATTTAGGTTTGCTACTGGTGAATTATCTACACAAGGCGCAAACGTTATTGTTGCCATTGCTAGTGGTGGCGCTGGTACAGCAATGGGACTTGGAAAAGTTGGTACTTCAATGCTAGTTGGTTACGGTGTTTTTGGTGCTTACTCTGGTACACAGAAAGGTATAGACTTAGAAATACAAAGACAAGCTGGGGAAGAAGCTAAAAAAAGATTAGCTGAACTAGAGAAATATAAATTCATGTACACTCCTCAGGATTATATGAGAACTAAAATGCAGTTAAACGAGGCTATTGCTTACGGTGATATATCTGATAGTGATAAAAGCAAAGCTATGTTATCTTCTTTTTTGATAGAGGGTACGGTAATGACGGCTTTAAATAGCTTTGGGTTGGGTACATTGCCAAACTCCATGAATCTTATAAACAAGTTTAAAACTCCTATTTCTAAATTAAAAGTTTCAAACAAACTATTAAGAAGCGATTTGAGGGCTGCTGGGGATGTAGTTTGGCAGTCTACAAAAGGTGTAGCAGGTGAAGTTTTAGAAGAAACAAGTATTGAATCTCTTACGACAGTTGGTGATGGTTTAATACTAGGTAGAGACTTTAGTGATTGGCATGAAAACTTAGACGATGTAGCTGTAACATCGATAATAACTTCTGGTGGTATGACCACGCTACCTAATACTTACGCGGCTATAGTTCAGCAAGCTGCAACTTCTGATTTTAGAAAAGATGTTAATAAGTCTCTTAATAAAATGGAAGAGATTAAAACAAAGTTTGCAACTTTGGGTGTAAAAGATCCAATGCGTGATATTTACATAGATGAGTTTAAAGCTGAGGTTGAAAAAATAGCTGGTGAGCATACTAAACTAGAAGTTGATGCTTTAGCTATGGGTCCTGGTAATGTAAGAAAACTTGTTAAAGCAGCTGTTGAAGAAAACTTTTTAAACCAACAAGCTGGTGTTACATCAAATGATAACGCCGCTACAATAGATGAAAGAAGAAAAGCATATATAGAATCATTAAGTCCAGAAAAAGCAAAAGACTATCAAGATAGACTAGACGCTATTAAAAACCAAAAAAATAAAATCATAGAAAATATAGACTATGATAACGTTGCTGAAAAAGTATTTGGTGAAAGAGGTAAGTACTGGGAAAGAAAACTAAAAGACAACGCTGAATATAAAAACGCGGATAAAAGAGGTAAGCTAGCTTTAATATTAGAAAGAATAAGAGCAACTAAAATTAGAAGCAACGTTAAAAAAGCTAAAAGTAATCCTTGGGTTGAGACAGAAGTATTAGAACAAACTCTTCATATAAAAAATAAAAAAGATAGAACTAAGGTGCAAAATGCTATGTACCAAGACTACGCTAAGGCACTTTTAGTAAACCAAAGAAACTCTTTAATATTAGCTGAAGAAGGAAGTTTGAGTGCTAAAAACTTAATGGATACAGGGCAGATCGAAGGTCTTAATATTACCAAGGCAAAAGATATTAACGAAATGATTGACGCTGTTTATTCTAGTGAAACTTTAACAGATGAAGACAAGCAAGGTATTATTTTTGCCCTAACTAAAGGAGAGGCTAAGGCTGTTATTATAGATAATAAGTATGTTGTTTTAGATAAGAAAGCCGCTAGAGAAAACTTAAATAATGGTGATTTACTTCAAGGCACAGTTTTATCACATGAGATAAGTCATTTTGTAGATGATATGTCTTTTAAAACTACAGAAGAAAAAGCAAACTATACTAAAAATTTATACTCTTTAATAAGCAAAAATACTCCAGAGCTTCATGATAGAGCTTTAAAACGTGTTAACAATAT